GATACCAGATATAGACATTTGAGCGTTCTCTAGCACCATTTGTATAGTTAGGTTAGTTACTTTGATAGCTGAAAGAGCGTTCATCAAAGGGCCGCGACCATAAACTTCAGATGCACGTTTTGTCCAACGATAGCAAATGAAAGGATTTGATCCTAGACCAGTCATTTTTCTTTTATAAACACAGCTTTTAGTAGTCATGCAGATTGCATAGTGAAGAAAAGCATCATCATTCTTAACAGAGTAATCTTTGCAAACGACCTCTAAGATTGTGGTTGTTTTATCACTTCCCATTTGAGCTATGATTTCAGAAGAAAATTTAGGATTAGGGTACATATGTTCAATGTGATCGAACTTTATATCCCTTCTTTCTCTATATATGTGGTCAATTTTATCATCAGGCCCTGCATCTAAAACTACTTGAGGCAGAGGAATAGCCGTAAAGCGCACTGGATTTATAGAGTCACCTTCCTCAACGCAAAGAACGCCAGTACCAACTGCTAAATCCAAAAAGGACTCATGCACTTCTTGGCTAAAGTTTGAGTTTTGCAAAACCTCAAAGACATAATCAGTAACTTCATCTAGATCATTATCTACTGTATCACGTTGATCTGGTGGTATCTCACTACCAGACATAAGATCAGCCCATCTAGCAAAGTTAGGCACTAATCCAGACTGTAACCTACTAGCGAACTCTTGAACCCCAACAACAGCAGTTTCATCAAATATCTTTTCGTCATTGCGTTGACCAGATTCCGAGTAATAAAAAGACTCGGCTTGCGGAAGCGCGTATTCATAACATTCCTCAAACAAAGGAACCCACTTCTCACGTTTAGCCTTACACTTGCTGTAAGAATCTAAATACTTTTTTGCTATGGGATCATCAGCCATTAGCCGAACCTACCTAAAAACCCTTGTGCATCAGCAGTAACCATAGATCGACGCCCTGCCCCGCCACTGCCGCTTTTATTTATAGCTTTGCTATCAAGCGCGGCAGTAATGTCATCACGCTTTCTCTTAGCTCTGCGTTCTTGTTCTTCCCGCAACTTAGCGTCTGCTGCAACTTGGGCGTCTGCTGACGCTTGAAGCTCTGCATCAGTTGGGCCTGTTGGCTGATTAATAACTTTAGGGCTACTGAAACACATAATGTTTTCTCCTTTGTATAGTCGTAAGCACAGAAAGGCAAAAATCGCAACTACATTCTGCCCCACAAGCTGGGTACTTTTCGTTTTTGTGGGCCTTTATTAAAGATATTAAAGTTTCTATTTGCCCTAACTGGCATTGCTGGTTTTTGACTATTCATTAGCGCGCGGCCTTCGCCAGCACCCAAAAGCAAATATTGCAAAGCATCGTGAACGTGAGAGAACATATTTTTATCAGGCTTGTCAGCGTACCTTTCGCCAGATACTTCCATGCGTTTATAAGAATAGCCGCCATCAAAACCTTTAATAAGCTGTTGGCATCTATGATCCATTAGAAATGCTGGCTTCCCTTCGACCATTTTCGTCAGTTGGGAGGAAACTGATTCAAGCCGTAGGTCAACAGAGTTGGAAGGGGCGGGAAACGCCTTCAAGCCAGCACCGCGCAAGATGTGAAATGGTGTAGATTCATCAGTCTGTGCGCGAAAGTCACCAGCAGGATCACCATAAATTATAGTTTCTCCTGCCGCAGCAAATCTAGTAGACAGTTCATTTCTAAGAACCTCGGCAAAACGCACGATTCCCATGTCTATTGCCACTATTTCGGACTGTATAAACCAACGACCACGAACCTTTTGCCCAAGGACTGCGGCTGGCGTTAGCCCAAAGTCTACGCCAACATACACAGGAACATTGGCGGCTATAGGTATTTCTTCTTTGGCACAATGTACTTCGGCAGCAAACATAGGGTAAACAGGCTTTCCGTCTTGAATGTGACCTAATCGGTTCATTACATATACGTCTATCCACGATTTAGTCTTACCCCTTATCAAATTTGGATAATAGGTCTGCAACATATTTTTTAAATTCTCTGATTTGGGGTTTGGTTCATAATCTAAGATTTCCCCATCTTCATCCTTTACTTCAACCATAGCAGAAGGTTGGGTATAGAAAGACCAGTTGTCAGGTTTAACCAACATCTTAGCTTGCTCACGCGGTATATGATCAGGCACTGGAACTTCGCCAGCCATAATAGGCCACCAGTGATCTTCTTCGGGAGCATTAGTATCAGCAATGACACCACTCCATGAAGGGCCACCATCACGCATAGAAGGAAAGCGACCCACGCGCATCGTGCAAGCATCAATAATTGATTTAGCAATTTCTCTGGCTTCATTCACCCAAATCCCTGTTAATTCTAAAGACAACAATTTCTTAACATCTTCGGGTCTATCTAATGCTAAGAAAATAACCTCAAGATCAATGTCACCTTTTTTAATTCTGTGCGTGTAAGGAACAGACCAGTTAAATTTACCCCAATCATTTTCTGGGAACCAATCAAGCCAAGTCTTAATAGTAGTGGTTCTAAGTTGAGGATTCGTGTTTCTTATGATTGCCCATCTGCTACGGCGCAATCCATCGTCATTTTTTTCTTGTGCAATAGCGCGGCGAAAAACTTCTATACAACAGCCAACAGACTTGCCAGAACCGACAGGCCCACGAAGCCCACGGAAAAATGTGTCATCTTTCATAAAGGATTTAAGAACTTCACCATCGGGCTTGTATTTAAAGTCTATCATCTAAGACCTTTATCTACTCCAAAGCGGATCATTTTAGTTACAACCTCTGGCCCTATGTTTTCAATAAGCTTGTCACACTCTACATCGGTTATAAGGTTCGGCCCATGCTTGTGTTCAACGTGGGCAAAGTGAGTCTTTCTAACAATGCCGCGAAGCAAAGCTAAATCCTGCGCGGTAATTGTAGATATAAAACTCATGTTTTTAACAAAGTCTTTTTCTTTTTGGGGAATCCAGCCTTCATATTAGCATACGCTTTGGGCGTAATGGTTGATTGGCTTTTAGGCCGACTTTTTCCAGCCTTCTTCCTACGGTTTATGTTTGCGTATAGACTCATACTTTTGACCCTGTAATTATTGACCAAGCCTTGTCACTAATTCCCGCTGGTCTTTTTGCAGGAATCGTAATTGTTTTCTTTGGTTGTTTAGGCTTTGGTTTAGTTACTGGCGCAGATGGCGCAGGGGAACGAGTTGTTGTCGCGGTAGGTTGCTCTGTAATGCCAAGGCGTGACCTAGTGCGACTTAATAAACTTTGCTTAACGCCAGTTACGTTACCTTTGCCCATGCGGTTGGCTCTGGATATTTTACTAGTAGTCATTTGTATGGCCCTATATTTAGTAGTGTCCTTACCTGACCTCCACCAGATCTAGTCTCTGGCATAGGCGCGTCCTTTAACCTTGTCGATGTGCCGCCCATATCAGCCCGTAAGTTTCTTAGAGAAGGTAACGGGCCGTAATCAACTTTGCGTTCTTCGTAGTAATCTTGAGCAGTTTTAGGCTCAACACCCCCGCCCTTACTACGACCACCAAATATATTAGTACGCATAAACTTAGGAAGAAGTTTGTTTTGCGTACTCTCTAGTTTCTTCATGCACATAATTAAGTCTCCCTATGCCTTCTGGCAAAATTTCTAGCCGCCGCAACAGAACTAAAACCCCATTTTTTTAAAGCAAGTGCTTTGCGAGTAGGCTCTCCATTTGGCTTCTTCATTGGGCCAGCCATTCCAGAAAACCGCGCGGCAAAAGAAACTCTACGTCCGTCTGTTCCGCTACCTTGAGGGGCCTTTAAATTAGAGCCATCCTTGTTCTTAAAATATCGCCGCCCTGCTGCGTTTAAACCGCCCGATGGATTTTGATATTTCTTAGCAACCATTAGTAAGCACCCTGCTTTCTACGCATGGCGGTTCGGCTCATTGTAGTAGTCGGCTTAAACTCGCTAGAGTTAGGCATACCCTCCGAATCAATCATGCTTCCATCTTCTTGCATAAAGTTCATGCCTTCAAATTCTTCAGCATCCTTCAATAAGCTTTTTAATTTGCCTTGACGCTTATACAAACTCTTTGAACTCTCTCCACCTTGCGCTAAACGAACTAGCCTCCGCATGGCTTGGACACCGTTAGCTAATGCTAAGAAAACAACCTCACCTCTGGACGCTCCTGCAATCTGGCTGCGGCGTTCATCAGCAATGCTATGATACTCAGGTATCTCTTTTATTTCTTCGTTAATCTTGTTTAACAAATTACGGTGCTTTGTAGATGCCTTAATCTCCGCACGGTGAGTGCCTTCAGTCTCAGCCATTACTCTTTTCCTGATGCTTATAGCCAACACTCTTTAACGCAAGCTTTACTGCTGTCATATCTTGACGGGTAGGTGTCGGCTCTGGATGCTCGTTGAATCTAGACATGAGAAACCACTAGACTAAAATAATATTTAGGTCAAAGCTTTTTAAGGAAAATAATGTCGGTGTAAGACCTCACTGTCACTGGCGAAGCTGGTTTTTCCCCCTCCCCCCATGATCTCGACCAAGCCGCAAGGCAATTGCGCTAAGCAATTGACTAAGGCTCGTACCTCACCCTAGATCAATTGACACTCGTATGTCCTGTGCCACCTGCACTTGGCTGCGATCCACAGGCTTATAACCACCTCGGTCAAGCATGTCTTTAGCCGCTTCAAGCTGGACATACTCACTCTTAGCACCCATTGCCAGCTTCATTACCCTTGCAACGGCCAATGTAGCATTGAGGCCAATCTGCCCCTGCGTCCTTTCGATCATGTACTGCTGCACATGAGGCAGCTTAAGTGTCTTCGTTGCAGTCACTCTACCAGACTCACCACCAGCATAGCCAGCGACCTTTGCAGCCTCTCTTATACTGCATCCGTTTGCTACAATGGTGTCAACTAATCTTGACTGTCGTGCTGTCAACTTCTTAGCAACTAAACTAGTTTTGTTCATATGGCTACGGCCCCCCTCACCCTCTGTCCCCCCATGTTGTAAGGTTGTCAGCACTTCTGACGCAACCCCCAAAATACGTCTGAGCATGAAACCTATCCTTATGATCTTCTCTGATGTAGTTGACACCCCCTCCGACTTTCACTCAATGTCGGCAGGAAAGAGGCTGCAAAACCTTGCGAATTACTTTGCTCCCACTCAGCAACTCAACAACTCAGCCCGAACTTCCACCCCGTTTGCTTCTGGTCGAGTGCTGCTTGCTGCGTCAGTTCTAAGCCATGCCCTTGGTCGTTCCTCTCTAGCAACAGAGGTATCCTCGCCGCAGGGGTTCTTATGCTCACATGGCCAAAAAGTTCGCAAGGACAAAAACCGACTGTTGTTCTTGGTGATAGTGCTGTCTTGTTACGATAGGTGTTGTGTGCTTCTTGCTTTATTGTTCTATAGTTTTTGCAAGGGGCTAAAGCCCTCCTTGCGAACTTCAAGCGGCGAAGAGCCGTTTGTCCTATGTGGCATGAACCCTTTAGCGGCGAGGATTAACCTCGTCGCGTTTAGAGAGGAACTTAGAACATGGCACAAAGAACTGACACCAAGGCACTCGACCAAGCAAACGGGGTTACAGTTACTCAATCAAAAGTATCAACTTCGGATCACAAAGCAATTCACAAGGTTTTACTTCAAGCCTGCCAAGACATCTCGATTCTAGCCGGAGGCGGTGACGATTACATGATCGAGAAAATCAGTGGACAGCTTTGCAATGCCGCCGATTTTCTAACCCCTTGGGAGCATCAGAAAGCACTGACAACGCTTTACGAGGTTCTTGCACAAGAGGATGCGGTGAGCAAAGACGTAGCTGGTGCTGAACAAAAGCTAGAGGTTGCTAGACAGAAAGACAGCGAACAGTCTGAACTGTATTGGGAATTGCAGCGTCTGACGGATGCAAGCAGAGAGTCATACAAAGCTAACACTGGCAAAGTATGGGTGCCTCGCCCCCCGAAGACTGCAACGGTAAAAAAGACACATAAGCCAACTGCCGCAGAAAGGTTGGCGTCCAGAAAGTAAGAACGCTGGGGGGCAGATTGTCCCCCTTTTTCTTTGCCTTATGTCGCGGTCATTACGCATGTTGGAGCGTGGGGTGTACCCTGCGCGCCAACTATCTGTATTAGGTCGGTGTCAAACTGCGCCCCGCCGTGAGGTTGTCAACTAAGTCGCGGCTAATCAAATCAACTAAGTCACCATTACATTCAGCACAAAAAGGAGAAGCGAATGTTAGATGAAGTCTTAATAGAAACCTTAAGAAAGGTAATAGTTCAAGAAATAAAAGACTATCTACAAGACAATCCTCAAGCAGACTATAAAGTTTATGAAGACAATGTGGAAGACACGATACGCCGTCTTATAAACAACGAACTTGAAGTAGAGGTTCGCGGCTTATGATTGACTCATTAGAAATGTTGCTTGAAGAACGTGAGCGTCAAGCTAAAGAATGGAAACCACCTCAAT